TTGAACTCTGGTGCTGGTAATGAAAGTATACAAAAATCAAACCAAATTATTTTATCTGGTACGGCATACTATGATTTCAATCATTTTTCCGACTATTGGAAAAGATATGTTAAGATTGTTAAAAGTGGCGGTCATGCATTTAAATTACAAGAAGTCTTTGGTGGTGCTGTACCTGAAGATTTTGACTGGAGCGAGTATTCTGTAATTAGAATGCCAGTAGATCAATTACCAGACGGATTTATGGATGAAGGCCAAATTGCACGAGCAAAAGCGACTATTCATTCTGGTATTTACAATATGGAATATGGGGCCTGTTTCACCACAGACAGCCAAGGATTCTTTAAGAGGAGCTTACTCGAATCTTGTATCGCATCGCCTGACAAGCCAATTACACTCCCCTCTGGTGAAATTACATTTGAAGCACAGCTTAGAGGGTCACCAGATAGAAAATATATCTTTGGTGTGGACCCAGCGTCTGAAGTAGATAACTTTAGTATTGTTGTTTTGGAATTACATGGCGATCATAGAAGAATTGTACATTGCTGGACTACTAATCGCCAACAGCATAAAGATAAGTTAAAATCTAAGCTTGTGGATGAGGACGACTTTTATTCTTACTGTGCTAAGAAAATTAGACAATTGATGAAAGTATTTCCATGTGCAGAGATCGCTTTAGATGCCCAAGGAGGTGGTATAGCGGTCATGGAGGCTTTACACGACAAAGACAAGATAGGAGAGGGTGAAGTCGCTATATGGCCCACTATAGACGACAAGGAGAAGGATACTGATGATAAGTCTGGGCTACATATACTTAGGCTATGCCAGTTCGCTAGAGCTGATTGGTTGGCTGAAGCTAATCATGGTTTAAGAAAAGATTTTGAAGACAAGGTTATGCTTTTACCGTTTTTTGATTCTGCTAGTATTGGATTATCTATTGAAGAAGATAAAGCTGCTGGTAGAAAGTATGACACCTTAGAAGATTGTGTTATGGAGATTGAAGAACTAAAAGATGAATTGTCTATGATTGTAATGACGCAAACATCAACTGGTCGTGAACGATGGGATACTCCAGAGGTAAAAGTTGCAGCAGGAAAGAAAAGTAGACTGAGAAAAGACCGTTACTCATCCTTAATCATGGCAAACATGTCTGCCAGAGCTTTGTCAGTTGAAAAAGAGATTATAGAGTATGGTGCTGTTGGTGGATTTGCGAAAAGCGATAGTGAAACTAAATTTAAAGATGAAAAAATGTTCTATGGCCCATCTTGGTTCACAGAAAAAATGCAAAATATTTATTGATTGTGTATAATGTAATTAACAGTACTATCGTCAATACCATTACTTGGAGAACAATATAAATGTCGGATTCCTTATACAAAACATGGGATAGTGATTCGCAAAAAGAACAAGCATATGCGGCCACTTCAGATAATGTAGAAGCTTATGATGGGGTCCAAAAAGCCGTTGCTTATGGTCGTCGAACTAGCTATATAGACATTGAGCCTAATCGTTCGGTAAGAACTGGATTTCTCCGAGAAGATTATGATAATTTCCGACCTGGTGAGTCGGTATCTAATTATCAAAAACGCATTATGAAGATGTGTATGCAGGCTTATGATAAAGTCGGTATTGTGAGAAATGTTATTGATTTGATGAGTGACTTTGCTGCACAAGGTTTGACTATTGTTCATCCAAACAAAAATGTCGAGAAGTTTTATCGTAAGTGGTTCTTACAAGTCAATGGTACTGATAGATCTGAAAGATTTTTAAATTATCTCTATCGCTGTGGCAATGTTGTAGTAAAGAGAAGAAATGCTAAGCTCAATCCTCAGAAAGAAAAAGAGTTACGCAGAACTGCTGGAAACGATATAGTAATTAAAAACATTAAGGTCAATAAGAGGGAAGTGCCTTGGACTTATGATTTCTTAAATCCTTTAGCGGTTGATATTCAAGATTATGGTGGACAAGTTGTTGGTAAGCCTGAATTTGTTTTGAATATGTCTAAAATGACCTATGAATCATTAGTTAAAAGCTCAACCAAAAACCAAACAATATTTAAGACACTGCCCAATGATTTGCAGAAAAGACTTCATGATGGGGATCGAAAAATCCCATTGAATCCTGATGATGTGGCATTCTACTATTACAAGAAGGATGATTGGTTGTTATGGGCTAATCCAATGATCTATGCAATCTTGGATGATATTATCATGCTTGAAAAAATGAAGCTTGCAGATTTAGCTGCACTAGATGGTGCTATTTCTAATGTTCGATTATGGACCGTTGGTGATTTAGAACATAAGATTATCCCCACCAAGGCCGCTATCAATAAGCTGAGAGATATTTTAGCAAGTAATGTTGGTGGTGGTACTATGGACTTAGTATGGGGTCCAGAGTTAAACTTTACAGAAAGTAATTCCCAAGTGTATAAGTTCTTGGGATCTGAAAAGTATCAGCCAGTATTAACTAGTATTTATGCTGGATTAGGCATTCCTCCTACTTTGACTGGTGCTAGCAGCAGTGGTGGCTATACAAATAACTATGTTTCTTTAAAGACATTGATTGAAAGACTTGAATATGGTCGCGATGTATTGAAACAGTTCTGGAGACATGAGATTGAATTAGTTAGAAAGGCTATGGGTTTCAGATATCCTGCTGAAATACATTTCGATTCTATTGTCCTTTCTGATGAAGCTGCTGAAAAGAACTTGCTTATTCAATTGGCGGATCGTGATATTATCTCTCATGAAACTCTATTGGAAAGATTTAAAGAAATGCCTAGTATGGAAAAGGTTAGAGTGAGAAGAGAAGAAAAAGACAGAAGAGATGATGTTTTACCAGATAAAGCGAGTCCTTATCATAATCCACAACATAGAGAAGATATTGCTAAAATCGCTTTAACTAAAGACATGTTGGCGGATGAGTATCTTGACGATATGGGCTTACCAGTTTCAGTTGATGAAACTCCAGAACCACAACCAACCAAGGAAGCACCAGAAGCACCAGAAAAACAAGAGGATAATAATGAACCAATTAATCCAGTTGGTAGACCTTTCTTTTCCAAAGACTCTACTAAAAGAAAACAGAAAAGAGTATTACCTAAATCTGGTTCTCCGACAGCTTCTGTATTGTGGGCGGTACAAGCTCAAGATCAAATAGCGGATATATTATCTCCTATTGCATTATCTCACTTTAATAAAAAGAATATGCGGAGCTTAAGTAAGGCTGAGATGTCCCAAGTAGACTACTTAAAATTATGTATATTAACAGGTATGAAGCCATATATGGATATTAATTCTGATATGGTTAAAGAGTTGCTTGATTCTGGTTCCCAGCCCTCTCAGGCATTTACTAATATGGTTCAGAATGAAGTCGAGTCTTTCAAAACATCTAATAATAGGACTCCTAACTCATCTGAATTAAAGTATATTAACGCATCTGTGTTTGTGTATATGGCCGATTTAAACCAATAATTTCGCATATATAATACTTTTTGTGTATTACGAACTGGAGGTTTAATATGAAAATATATCAATCAGAAATAGACGACGGTTTACGCGACCAAGTATTATCTAATAATACACTCGCGTGGGACATTGTGGCTGAGTCTTTTACACCAGAAGTCAATATGAAATCTTCAGCATTAGAAAAGATAATTGCTGAAAATAAAGATCAAATTGATTTATACTACTTAAGATCTATCTTAGTCAGTACTGGATGGAACAAGAACGATGATGTATTTCATCCACAGGAACTATGGAATGCAAGGAATACTCCAGAGGATAAGCCTTTTAACTTTATGCATGACGAGCGAGATATCATAGGTCATATTACTGGTAATGCGGTAATTGACAAAGAGGGAAATGAGATTGTATCTGATGAACAATTATCTGATGCATTTAACATTTTAACAACAGCGGTTGTTTATACGGAATGGAGCGACAGTTCTCAGCGAGATCGAATGAGGAAGATCGTAGCTGAGATTGAAGAAGGTAAATGGTTTGTTTCGATGGAATGTTTGTTCCCCGATTTTGACTATGCTCTTATCGGAGAAGATGATCGTACTGAAGTTATTACTCGCGATGAGGCTTCTGCTTTTTTAACGAAGCATTTAAGGGCTTATGGCGGTGATGGTCAATACGATAACTATAGAGTTGGCAGATTATTAAGAAACTTATCGTTCTCTGGTAAAGGCTTGGTTTCCAAACCTGCTAATCCTAATAGTGTTATACTAGATAGGACCGGATCTTTAGGTGGTGAAGATATTACTTACGCTAAAGAAATAACATTAACTGAATCTAAATCCTATTTTAAGGAGACAGACATGTCTGATAGTTATGAAAAGCAGATTGATGATCTGCGAGCTGAGTTGGCAGAAGCAAAATCTGCTAATGAAGCATTACAAGAAAAGGTTGCTGCTGAGCAGCAGGCTGAATTTGATTCTAAGATTTCTGCTTTTGAGGTGACGTTAGCCGAAAAAGATGAACAGATTTCTGGTTTCGAAGCACAGGTCTCTGAAGCCGAAACTAAAATTGCTGAACAAGCTGAAGCAATTAAGAACGGTGAAAAAGACATGAAAGATAAAATGGAAGAGCTTCGAGAAATGAAGAAGAAAGAAGCTATGATGAAAAGAAAGGCACAGCTTGCAGAAGCTGGCTTTGAATCTGACGAAGCTATCGCCACCGTCGAGCAGTTTGATGGTATGGATGATGAGACCTTTGATCAGGTAGTCGCCTTGATGAAGAAGAGAGGCAAGCATACTCCTGAGCACAAAGAAGAAGAAGCTGCAGTTGCTCCGAAGGAGAAAGCGATTAAGAAAGATGAAACTAAAGCAGATGAGACTGTTTTAGAAGAAGAGGTAGAAACTTCAGAAGCTTCTGAAGCTGATCTTGAGTCAGTTGAAGAAACCGAAGAAGTGGCTATTGCAGAGGCTGTCGGTGAAGATGATCCAGCCGAATCTCTGCGGGCACAAGCTAGTGAATGGCTTGGTTCTGTTTTACAGTCTGTCCCAAAAGACAGCAAGTAATTAATTTTTTAAATTAACAAAGGAGATTCAATAATGGCTCTTA